CTTTCTTTGATATGCTCAGCATGTGTTTTGTTGATGTAGTATGTACGTCCATCACATGGAACACTTACTCTAACACCATTAACTGATACAGCTAGGAAAGGTCCAAATGATCCTTGTAATGACTTTGCAATAGCTACAGGAACTTTAGTTTCATTCCTAAAAGCATTGACAGCCATTTGAGCTTCCATTAAACTTCTACCGTCAATAGCAACCTTCTGTGAATTGAAATCAGTAGTCTTATTAATAGTCTCTGATTCAGTAGGTCCTGCTTGAGGTGTAGGTTTTGGCATTAGAGCTGCTAGAGTTGCAGCTAACTTGCTTATAGCATCATCAGATGCTGAAGCTTTATCTTTATCTGATAATTGTGCACGAAGTCTTGCAATTTCTGCATCCTTCTCTGAGATAGCTGCTTGACTTGATTCCAACGCTGCAGCTAGTTCTAGAGAACTGGCTAAATTGCCAGTCCCTGAACCATTAGCATTGGAGCGTTCTACAACTTTCTCTACTGCACCAGTATCAGTAGAGTTCTTATTTACTGGTTTTGACATTTATAGTTCACTCCTTTAATTATTTTTAGATGTTGTCAATTTCATCATGACCTGTAGCATTTACATTGCCACCGTCTACGTACTCAGTACGAGACTCATATCCTTGTCCATCTGCAGTAGGAACTGTAATTGGTCTAGGATTAATTGCAGGTAATGCTACAACTTCAGTTGCACTAGAAGGTTCTAAACCCTTAATGTAATACTTATTATTAGTATGCTTGAATACTTGAGCAGATACGAATCTAACTGAGTAATCAGATGCTAAAGCATATTGCATTGTAGGTACATTTCCTGTTACAACTGGACGCTTACCGTCAGCACCAATTCTACCTGTAGCTACAGGCTTAACTAGCTTAGTCATTTTAACAGCTTGAACTTCTGTAGTAGTACCCTTAACAAAATACTTAACTACATTAGTAGCAGTTGTTGCATCCCAAACATAAGCTTGAGTAACCTGTTCTGGATGATAGTACTTACCAGTAGCATTATCCATATAGCCATAGTAATAATCAGTAAACTGATTCTTGAAATCAGGTCTTGCATTTACGTTAACTCTGTATTGAGTAGGGATTGACATATAGTCAACTACTGCATCAGGGTTAGGAACCTTATAACCTAAAGCATCTAACTTCCAACCGATAGTTTGACGTTGGTTAAGTGGGTCATTAGTGCCTGCAGAACCTAAAGGCTTAGTGATGAATTCAGGTTGAGAATGTCCTTCAATACCAATACGATATAAGCACTCCTCACCTAATACGAATGAGTGATGTACATTTAACTTATCATAGTTGCTGTTAGCAGCAGTTGTTAAAGCAGCTAATGTAGTGCCTGTTAATGTAGCCTCAGGATATAAATATGAACCTGTCTCAGGGTCTCTATCTAGGAATACGATAGTAGCATCAAATGTATCAGTACCTACAGTAGATAAATCTACAGAAGTAATGATGTTAGCTGCTGAAGTAACTCCTTCAGATACAGTATAAACTGGAGCATGATAAATATACTTTAGTTCACCATTGCCATCAGTATAAGTGTTATCAGTCTTAATAGTCTTTGCCTTCTTGAAAGCTAAAGAGAATAAGTCGATAACCATATCATTTGAGTAAGCAGAACCTGTATTAGTATACTTCATAAACTCTTTTACACGCTTATCAGTGATTAAGTCGAATAATACAGCAGATGAAGCTAATACTAGGAAGTTAGATCCTTGATAAGGTCTTACCTTTGCTGCTTCCTGAGATAAAACTATTTTACGGAATTCGTCAATAGTTGGTGCACAATCAGGTGTTAAATACTTGATATGATTTACAATACCAAATTGCTTTGGTACTAAAATGTCTGAATCATTGCCTTCAATGTCTTTTTCACAAGCATAGAATACTTGAGATTCAGCAAGTAATGCCTCTTGTGCTAATAAATCTTTAGTTTCAGGAACCTTTAAAGATAACTGTCTAGTATACTCAGAAATTAGAGGGTCTACTACAGCCCAGTTTACTTTATCAGTAAATTCCATAACACGACCATATTGTTTTGTAGAAGCTTTGATTGCAACCATTCTGCCTTGGTCAGAAGCAGGTGGGATACCTTCAGCAAGTGGAATTGTATGAGCAGCTAATGATAACATACGCTTAAATACAATCTCATTCGCACCGTTGTTAGAAGGCATTAGTCTTTCTTCTGCTAAGCCATCGAATACAAAGTCAGCTTCTGTTAACTCAATAGTTCTTAACATTAACTTGCTATATACTGCAGCAGGCTGCATTACATTAGCACCTTGTAAAGGAGATTGAGGAGCTGGATTACGGTAAACTGAAGTGTTGTTAATTAGAGAGATATTCTCCATGTACGTGTCCTCCTATTTTCTATCTTTTATTTGTGAATCTATTATACGCATTAGGCATTTTGTTCTTTAGGAAGTTTTCTACATAGGCATCTGCAGCCTTTTCTTGCGCAGCTCTAGGAACTTCTTGGAACGCTGTACCTCCGTAAATAGGTGAGGCATTATTTTGGTTAGCAATTCGTTGAGCTCTAAACGCATATTGTTCAGGATATACGGCTCTGAAAACGGCTTCTACATCGTTAACTTGGGCAACGTTAATTCCTAATTGTAATGCTTTATCAGCGAATGTAACTAGGTCTTGCTCACTAAGACCCCATTTATTACCAAAGTTAGTCATCTTGTCTATAAAGGCAGCTTCTTCTCTTTGGTATTGTTGCTGTTCAAGATAATTTTGAATCTGGTCAAGACGATTTTCAAGTTTCGCTTGAGCAGTATTACCTCTCATAGCAGCATACACCTGTTCTGGTGTATATCCTGCAGCTAACGCTCTAGCGATTGCCATTTGTAACTGAGGGTTACCTTGTGCAACTGGTTGAGGATTAGCATTAGAATTTGGTTGAGCAACTCTTTGCTGAGGCATCACATTTTGTGGCTGTGCCTGAGCTTGAGCTCTTGCCTGTGCCTGTGCCTTATACTGAGCGTTCTCGGCGATTATTCTCTGTATATCCTCTTGAGTATATGTTACTTGACCTTGAGGTTGTACAGCTGCGTTTGGATCAGTAATTGGTTGAGCGTTAGGCGTTAATGCTTGAGGAGTTGTAGCTGGTGTCCCCATAGCGTCTGTTGCAGCTTGATTTGCTGCATAATTTTCTAATCCCTGAGTGTCATCTAGACTAGGGATTCCTTCAAAAATATTGTTTTCCATTGTAAAACATCCTCCTTACTTTAAATTATAAATTCTTAAACAAATAATGTCAAATATTATTTTTGCATTGGTTGACCTGGGTTAGGATTTACAGCAGGTTGCTGTCCTACAGGTGTTTGAATCATCTGTGCAACTACTTCTTGTAGAGCTTGTTCAGGGTCCATGCCACCTTGAGTTAGAGTACCTACAGCAGATAATACAGCCATATATTCCTCTAGCTTCATATTTTCCATCTGAACTTTCATTCTTTCTCTAATAGTATTCTTCTCTGAAGCTGGAATATTTAGGAATGAAATCATTTCATCTGG